CAATTTGCTTGACGATATCGCTTTTACCAATGCCAGCAGGGCCCCACAGGAAAAGTGGGCGTTGTTTGCTGAAGCATTTTTGAATTGCACGTTTAGCATCACGGGGGCCAACGGTGCGACTAATAATCTCGGACATAGCTTGTTTCCTTGTTAAGTTGAAATAAATTTGCTATGTTCTTATTATAAGCGAAGTTGCCTTTCTAGTCAAGTGGTTTTTCGCCTGATCTCCTAGCTTTCATGGCTTTCATCAAGCCAAATTTGCGTATGTCATCGGAGAACAAGTGTAGTTCAAAAGCCTTTTTCTCGGAGAAAACAGTGAGACTACGGTGGGTAAGATAGTATGGACAGTCCAAAAACTGGTCAAAAAAGATGATAATTTGGGGGCTTAGTTCAATATCTTCAGTAAATGGCACTTCGTATTCTTTCAAATCCAATTCTTTTACCAAAAATTCGTAACCCTTGTCAGTTAGGCGTAGTCCACCTTTGGCTTTGGTACGAGTATTTTGCCACCAAATTTTGTGATGAAGTTTTACATTGACTTCATCGCAGGATCGTTCTCGAGTATTTAGGAATATTTTAGTGTATGTTAGACTATTCATCTTTAAGAGTTTGACCAGAAGTTAGTACAACTACGGTAAAGTCTTGGCAATGAAATTCTAAGTTAAGTTTTTTTGCTAAGTTAATAGCATGTCCTGGATTGCTAAATGCTGTTTTTTTATATTTAGGTCCAGGATAACTAACTACACTGCTAAAACTTTTCAAGTTAAAAGGGCTATTTTTGTAAAATACGGCCCAAATAGCCTCTGCTTCCAAAATTTGATCTGTTCTGAAATTCTTTTTATTAGTATGTTCTAGTAAAATTTTTGGTTTTGGGCGACTCATGGTATGATCCTGGATAAGTGTATTTATCCAAAATCACTGTGAAAAGCCCCCTCCGTCCATTTTCAATTCAATTATGTCATTGTTATTATTGGATTTTATTTCCGTTAATAGCTTATCATAGTCCTGCAATAATTTAGTATTGACCTCACCAATAGTAAAAGCCAGTGTTTTTGCTGTAAGTATATCTAATTTGATTTCTCTTTGCTGACTCATTGTGGCAATTTTTACTTGCTCAATGAATTGTTGCAAAGGAAATGTATTAATGGGTTTATTTTGCATTGGCCAATGCTCCTCTTGATTCTTCTTCTGTTTTAAAAGGACCTTCGTAAGGATATCTTTCAATGGTAATTAGTTTAGGGCAAAAGCTTTTGACCCAATTTTTAGGAAATTTAATAATATAATGTCCAGCACAGAACAAACTTTTGCTTTGATTGCTTTTGGTAAACAAGGGAAGTTTATTTCTAACATTGTAAATGCTGTTAAATGGTTCCCATTTGGTGGGATATCCATAACAATCATAAGGCATGGCTCTCGATACTGTAGTATCAATCCCTTTTATAAAAAATTCTCTTCCAAATTCTTTAGTTATATCTGACTTTTTAGGAAAGACATATTCCCCATTCTTTGAACTCAACATATATTGATTATTTTCTTTTTTATGTAAAGTTCCTACTTTGACACCATCTTGTTCCACAATCCACAATACGCCGTCAACAATAGGCTTGGCTTGAATACTGTTCATTTTTACTCCGTAGGATAGTTAGCTTGAAATGCATCAGCATATTGCTGAATATTTTCAGTAATTCTTTTTAAATCGTATAGATTACAAAACTTCATAAGTCTAATACCAACTTGGTTGATATTTTTAGGTTGACTATTAGTCTTAATAGTTTCGTTAATGATTTGTTTAATGTCATCGGGTTGATGTTTTAAGTCAATAAGTCGACGATTACGTTCGTAGTCATCTAATACACGATGTTCTTCGCCGTTATGATCTACCCAACGCTGTAGCATTAGATTATTCCAAGCAAATCCACGACGATTACGATCATTGTATGCTTCTAACAGTTTATTTTTACGTACTTTAGGATAGGCACTGAACACATTATCAGTGGGATCACCACGCATACATTTTTCAAATAATACCCATTCTGGATCAATTAGATCTTTTTCCACATTGGTCTTTTTATCAATTACACGTTTGCCTTTTTTGTCAAAAATACCTTCATGTGTATAGGTAGTTTCGCTAATGCCGTTGTATTGACGTACATTAGGAGCAATTAGTTGTATAAAATCACTGTCTGTGCTGATAATAACATGGTCATCATGGGGATGGCTTTGAATAAATCCAGCAATGAGATCATCTGCCTCTAGTTGCGGGTTTTGTAATACAGTAGCATTGGTCTTTTCTGTTATGAAATCCTTAAAAGTATCAAAGGCTTCCCAGAAAATACGATCTTCTTCTTGTTCACGTTCGCTGGCAGCAGCTCTAGATTCAGCTCTATTACGTTTATAAGGAGCATAGTAGTCCTTACGCCAGCTTCGACCTTCTAAACAGAACACTAAATGACTACCATCAAAGTCAGTCCAAGCTTTTTTAATACTGTTTAAGGTAATGTGAAAGGCCATGCCCAGTTTTATATCTGCGCTGCCATTAATTGCGTGTCTAGAACGAAAAAAAGTATTCGCAGTATCAACTAAAATGTATGTCATTTGACTTCGGAACGTCCGCCACCAAGTTTGTTTATGTTAATGTATCCAGCACCACGACCAACGTCCTGTCCTTCTTCGGCTAGCACGTTGCGAGCAAGATCACGGAACCAACGATCTACAATTTCTTCTTGTGGATCAGCGTCATATCCGTATCCTGCTTGCTTCAATTGTACAATGAATTCATCGTTCCAGTCAAGCTCAAAGAAGCCATTACGAACGTTTTCCTTATTGATATGTGTTTCTAGTACACCAACCCAAGGTTCGCCGCGTTGTGTAGCACGTTCTTTTGGAGTCATCTTAGCAATAGCTTCCTCTTCCAAAGCTCGTTTAGCAGCTTCCTCGGCTCTTTGAACTTCAGCTTCCTTAGCTTCTTTTAGTCTTTGAATTTCTGCAATGGCTTCTTCCATTCGAGTAATACCAAAGATTTTTTTTAAGAATTTTTTCATTTTGGTGTTCCAGGGTATGGAGTTGGCCTAATCCAAGGTATTTGTCCTTTGGTCATTACAATCATGCTATTATAGTAATGAATAGAAGCTAGATCACTGAACTTAAACACATTGTAGTCTGGTGGATTTTCCTGCCAATGATTAACATTTACCAAATCACTAATACGTTTAGTAAACTCCATAATTGTATTGGATTGATATAGGCCATTGCCCCAATCTCTGTAATAGCTAGTATGGGTATCCTCAATCATGTAAACGCCGCCTATGGATATTTTTGGCCAAACAGATAACAAGGTATTAATTTGTTGATTCATTGTATGGCCGCCATCATCTAAAAATGCATCAATAGGGCCTACATTTGGCAAAAACCCTGTCCAAAAAGCAGGATCTTCTTGATTACCAATAAAGATTTCAACATTAGGTGCTTTACGTTCTAATACAGCGGGATCGATATCAATGCCAATAATTCTAGCTGTAGTGCCAAAGTATTTGCGCCACATTTCCAAACTACCGCCACCTTGTACACCTACTTCAATAAAAGTAAGATCACAGCCTCTGTACCTAGAAAAAAACTGCTCATATACTGAAAAGTATGGCAAGTATTTGTCACAATGAAGTGTTAGCTCAGTTTGATAAATGTCGAATAAATTTTTCATTTTATAGTTTCCAAATGATATGTTAATGTTTCCAATGGAAAGATAGGACTAATTTTGTTCTCATAAAATTCAGTATACTGTTCGGCTATGGGAATCAACAACTTTTGAAACCAAGTTTGATCAATGCCTTCATTAAATTTCTTACGGTTCATTCGAAATTTAAAATTACTATAGGCATATCTTTCATGATACATGTGGCCATCAACAAAATAGCTTAACGTGTCGGCAGTAAAAAAATGCTTATGGGTTGGGTCTACGCAGGCCCATTTGCTACGAAAATAAGGAACAATAATAGTAATAGTGGCATTGTTTTTGCTGACTCTATGCAATTCTTCCATAGTTTTAACTATGTCAGTCAAATGTTCTAATACATTGTCCATCAAGATCAGATCAAAAGTATCTGCATCAAATGGCCATGGATATACATCCAAGTTATGAACTACTGTGGCTCCTACGTTTTCATTGATGTCAACAGTAACTACTTCGTCATGTTCAAACTCTAAGTGAGTTTTTTTGCCACAGCCTAATACTAATATTTTTCTCATTATTGACCTGCTAATGGATTTGGATAGGGTTTTGGTCTGATCCATTCTGGTTGACCTTTGGTAAACACAATCATGCTGTTATAAAAACAAACTGACCCAACATCTTGAAATTTACTTAACACTCCTAGATCTGCTGGGTATTCATGCCAATGAACAAAATTTACCATGTCAAGAATTTGTTTGGCAAATTCAATCATGGTCCATTCTTTTTTAACACCGTTCCCCCAATCTAGCCAATAGCTGGTGTGAGTATCTTCACAAATATATACACCGCCGTTGACAATTTTAGGCCATACTGCTAGCAAGGTGTTAATTTGTTGTTTCATTTGATGACCTCCGTCGTCAATGAAAGCATGTATAGGACCAATCTTTGGTAGTAGCATATTCCAAAAAGCAGGGTCTTCTTGATTACCAATGGCAATTTCTGTACCAGGAGTTTGTCTTTCGTATACAGTTGGATCAATATCAACGCCAATAATTTTAGCTTTGTCGCCAAAGTATTTTTTCCACATTTCCAAACTGCCGCCACCTTGGATACCAACTTCTACAAAGTTGATGTGACGATCACGATATTTTTCAAAATATTGCTCGTATACTGGCAAATATGATTCATATTTGTCACAGTGGAAAGTTAAGTCATTTTGAAAAATTTCAGTTAGTGTTTTCATTAGGTTCCCCATTCATTTTTAAATAATGGCACTTGAAGTCGGTCACTATACCGCCATCCTTCTCGCATTGCCATTTCTGCCACACGCCTATTATTAAGACTGTACACCCGCTCAACGCCACCGACAGGCATAATATACACAGGGCCTTTAAAGCCATTATTTCGATATTGTTTGACTGCTTGTTGAGCATCTGTCAAGTCCTCTTCGCTTGCTATAACAAACTTTAAGTAGGTGTAACCGACCTTTTCATAGTCACATACTACTTCGGGAAGTATAGCATCCTCCCATTTTTCTCCGCTCACTGGCAATTTAGCACTGACACTGAATGTAACTTCTCTTTGTTTACAAAGTCTATCACTCCAATTAATTAAATAGGTTTTAAATTCTGGAGTTAATTTTTGAGTGCCGTTAGTTTCAAAAGTCAAATGACGCAATCTTATCATTGACTCGTCATCTAGCAGTTCAGGATAGCTACGTTGCCAACCTAGCAAAGGTTCTCCGCCTGTGATAACAAGATGTTCGTCATGCCAAGTTTTATGTGGCAATAAGTCTACAATGCCTTTGGCTAAGGCATTTACTTCATATAAGGGGCTAAGATGTTTAAAGTTAGGATCCCAACTAGCGTAGCTATCACAACCAGTACTTACCAGTGGCAAGTCTTTGTAACTTTTAAAAGGCCGTTCTTCATCAGTTAATGCTACATTTACTCTTTCTAGACTTTTTTCACCACGTGGCATACCAAACCCATCGCAGGTAAAGTTACAGCCAAATGTACGTAAGAAAATAGAAGGCACGCCCATATAGCGCCCTTCCCCTTGAATTGAATAAAATAGTTCGCTGATTTTAATTTTGTTCATCAACATCTCCAAAGTATTTTTCTAATACTTCAAGTTTGTCGTGATATTCGCTGATATATTCTAGTTCTTTTTCTATAGCTTCCATAATATCTGTGTGTTCAGGAATAGCAACTGGGTTGTTTAACATGACTTCAATATTAACAACATGTTTGCTAATATGAGCAGTTAAATGAGCTCTTGTTGCATTAATTATGCGTGTTTTCATATATGGTAGACCATTGTTTAAGTTTTTCAAATTTAGCCAGTTTAGCCTTTTCAATATTGTATTGGCTAATTACCCCATTCATTTCTAACAAAGTGATCATAGCTGCTAGATCACCCAGTTCTTCTTCTAAGTGTTGTCGATTAGTTTTAAGCTCGCCAGGTTTACGATTATCCATACCAAAGCGATTGATCTTGCTCACAGCTTGGATAACTTCTGCACATTCCTCTTGGAGAATGCTCATTACTTCATTTATTGAGTCTTTCACGTTGAAACTCCTCTACGTCTTTAACAGCTGATTGTAACACACTTGCATAGTTAAATGCTTGTTGTTTGGATAAAATAATTGTGCTTTCTTGTTGAATACGACCTTTAATTAGCAGAGTCCAAATATAGTGCCAACGTGTCTTGTCCCAAAAATTAGTTTTTTGTTGGGTAGATATGGTCACGTTGACAGTTGAATCATCTGCCTCTACACTGATATGATGGTCACAGTCTTGATTAAAGCATTGGCAAACTGACTGATACAGTTTGGCATGGCCAAAGTCACGATGTATTAAAATACCCTCAGCTGGTTGTTGTGAGTTCAATTTTTCAAGTTCTCCAATGTGGCAATTTTGGCAATGCGTTGTCCAAAATCTTCATCGTTGTTAATAATATAAAGAGTATGATCATGACGATCAGTTCTAGGATCATGGCGACTAAACTCCACAATCCTGCCACCAATAGCACTATAGACCTTAAACCTCATTACAGGATTGTCGCTAACGCTATTATCTTCGATGGCATGTACCAATCCGCGTCTAGACAGTTTTGACTCTACTTGGGGACCGTCTTGCTCTAGCCAACGAAGAATTTTTATTCTAAGCCAGTTCATCATGATTTTGTCTGTTCTTGTTTAACTTGTTCTTTATGTTGCCATTCAGCCAGTTTAGTTTGATACATAGTTTCGGTAAGACCATGCCAGCCAATGCAATCACCAGTAGGGCTACGACCGCAGCCACAAGTTCCAACTTTCTTTTGAGTTTCCATAATAGTTCCTTAGTTATCTTGGTGCAAAATCTTGTTGGAGTTTAATGTTATCAAAAAACTCCTTCTTAGTGCCCACGTCTTCTTTAAATGCACCTTTTAAGACTGTGGTTTGTGT